TGGCTGTTTGTGCGAGCAATTGCTCAAATTTGGCGCTCTCGATGATGGCAAACATTGGCTTTTTCAATCCAAGTTTGGCGATCGCTTTTTGCTGTTTTGCAACATCGGCGATTCCATCGGCTGCTACGTTACTCCAAACGGTGACGGCTCCTACAAAGTTGGCGGCAGGTACATTGAAGTTGATAACGTCGGCTGTTGCCAGCTCGCCTTCAATCGCTGCAGGAAAGGTTTGAGTGCCCGAGCTCCCGATGCGTAATGCGTCGATTTCGACTTTGTAATCGATTCCGTCGCTGCATGCCTGGATGTCATCGTATACCATGTCAACCAAGTACTGAGCGGTTGCTTTGTCCGCTTGGTTCGCTCCTGCGATCACCTGCAGGTCTTTGTATTCGTTGATTTCGATCTCGCCTTTCTCTTTTGAGATTGCGATTTTGCCAAGTTTGCCAGACCAGCTTCCAACTGTCTTTCTGGTTTTGAGCGGTGCTTTCGTGTTGAATGCTACCTTGTCGGCGGATACCGGGATCCCGTCGTTTCCTTCGATTCCCTTAAGGTCAAATTTCGGAGTGAATTTTAACGGGAATAATTTGGCCCATACTAATCCGTTGCCGGGTTTGTAAGAGTTGACTTCTGCTTGCATCCCGACCTGGTCGAGATCAAAAAGCGGTTTGTTCATTGCGCCCATGATTATACGGCTTTAATTGAGGTGAGTAATGCAAGCACCTCTGGTGAAGCGTTGACTGTCTCTTTGCGAACGATGGCCATGTTTACCAATTTGATGAGCCGGTCTCCAAGTCCTGCGATAACGGGTGCGCCTGTAAGGTAGGCTGGTGTGTAAAGGGTAACGGCGGATGATGCCGATGCTCCTGCTGCCTGGTACAAAACAGTACCGATTGCTACTGCTACGCCGAGCGTAACGGTCACAACGTCTTTCGTTGCGTTGGTGGAAACGAGGCCGGTGCTGGCGACTGCCTTTGCTCCTACGCCGATGAAGTCACCGGAAACAATGCCCGATCCTTTGGCAATCTCGATCTCGGTGTCACCCGATAAAACGGCCTTTACCAAGCGGTATGCCTTGATAGGTTTCAATGTGCCAGCGTTGACGCCGACTGCGGTCCCTGCTGGGATGTCAAAGGCTGTATTCGCTACGATGCCTCCGCCCGGTTTTTCTCCGATGATCTTCTCAAAAATCACGGGCTGCACCGCTGCAGCTGCTGTTTCTGTGAAATTGATATCCATTTTTTTAGGATTTATTTGTTTGTTGGTAACCCTACGATGGCCGGGGCTACCGTCTCGGCCTCTCTTGCTTTGATTCGGGCTTCGACCTCTGGTGATGGTTTGTCGGCAGGTGTTCCGCCTCCGCCACCCATCGGTCGTTTGAATGTTGAACCACCGAGTGCTGCTGCTGCTACGAATGCTTCCGTGTCCGCCTGTACTTCTGTGAGGAATGAATTGAAATCTTCATCATCTTTAAAAGTCATACGTCCGAGGCTCTTTTCGTACCTGGCTTTAAATGCGGCGTCTCCTTTTGCGATTGCTGCATCTAATTGCTTTTTTCGGCTGGTGGCTACCTTGTCGCCGTCCATCTGATTGAGTCGAGCCTCGAGCTTTTCGTATTTCTCCCGGGCTGCTTTCTCTTTCGCTGTTTCGATTTCTGGTTCGCCGTCTGGCTTCTTGGCTGGATCCGACTTGTCGTCTCCTGCTTCGATTGGTTTGCCGTCTTTCAGGTTGTGCTTTTTCTCGTAGTTCAGTTTGGCTGTTAACGAGACGCTGGTTGCCTGAAAGTCGAGGACTGTTTGAAATGTCACCCCCTCGGTTGCGGTTGTGGCCTCTTCTTCAGTCGTTGCGGTCTTGGCGAGCTTGTCTGCAATCCCGGTAATAATTGAGTTACTTATGCCTGGGAATTTGGCCTTCAGTCCCTCGATGATTAGTGTTTTCATACCCTTTTTTTTGCTTGTTTAAAAGTTTATCTGTTGCAAAGATAGGGAGTTGTAAAAGTGATTTTATTACAAACACTAAATATTTTTGATTTATTTTTATCTGTCTGGTTTGTAGTGTCTTATTTGGATTGATGCTAAACAACAAAAATACTTAACATATGTAAAAAGTTTGATGTTTTTTACTTGCGTGGTGTACGTTAAAACGTATCTTTGTTAAGTCGTCAGGGAAGTAACCCGGGTGATCTTAAAAGCTCAAAAAATGGAAAATACCTACATTACCCCAACAAAAGAAAGACCAGTATTTGTGGCTTACTGTAATGCCTTTGGATGTATCGACAAAAGGATGTATAAATCATGGAACGTTAAAAACGATAAAACCAATAGTGTAGGCGATACCTTTGCTTTATCTTTTGCGGATGCTGTAAATTCACTTCATGAGTGGATTAAAGATCACGCCCAATTTGTTATCGAAAATCCAAAATGCAAATTCATTATTCAGTCTATAAACGGCACAATAACCAAATATGACGACGTTGTATATGCTGACGTTTACGAAATCAGCGCAGCCAAAGCAAAAAAATATATTATTTAATTATAAACCGGCCCTGGGTTTTGCCTGGGGCCACAAAAACTTTCAAAATGATTCAATTTTCAGATATTAAAAAAGGTGTGATTCTTGCGAATACTTACGACAAAGGCAAGACTGTTACTTTTTTCAGGATGGGTAAACGTACCCAGACTGGGTTTGAAATGTTTGATTTCGAGTATTCTGAAAACAACGTTATTGCCTTAAACGCGACCGTTAATGGTGGCTTTTATCATTCGAATTGGTTTACTATCGAAAACAAACCGGAATTATTTACAACTTTTAAAAACTAAAATCGTGAAAAACTTACTTAGTAATATTGATTCTCTTTCTGGATCCGGTCTTAATGAAGGCTTGGTGATCCTTGCTTTTGTGGTCCTTGCTTTTGTTGCATCGGTGGCCTTCTCTTATTTAACCAATGAATCTAAAATCTAAAATTATGGAAACTTTGAATCTTGTTAAAATTCCCGGCCTTTATGCTGCTGCGTATCGTGCCTATTCTGGGACGTCTTTTTCTCCTGAACGTCGGGCTACTGATTCGGTGGCTGGTCATGAATCTGAGCTGAACGAGGACCTGGCTGGAATGCCCGAAGGCGATCGGATCCGGTACACTGAAAATTATAAAAAATACTTGTTTGCCTGGCTGTCTGCAAAGAGTCGCTGTTTGTCCTCGATGATTACCGGACCGGCTAATTTCCCGGTGCGAAGGAATGAAAAGGCGAATAATTCAGAACACAACCGGTCGGTGGAATTTACCGAGTGGCGGTCTAAGGCTCTTTACTCAATTGCAAAACGTATAGAGGAATCGAAACCGGAGGCGCAAAAGGTCGACGAGCAATTCACTCAATTTAAGAAACAGGTTGATCGGTTGTTTGAAGGGTGGGGAGTTACAAACTTTAAGGGTAGGCTTGAGACGGTTGCAAAAAGTGGAAATGCTGAACTTGTTGAAAAGGTTTTAGAATATCTAAAATTCATGCAGATTGAAAAAAACAGGGTTCTCGTAACTCCAAGAAACGGGATCTGGTCCCTGGGCATGGAAGCTGAAAAGAACCGCGAGCTGGCTGTCGATCAATCCTGTGCTGAAAGTACCGAGCAGGAAGTCGCCGGTGTTCGGGTTGTGAAAAATACGGCGGAGGACCGGATTCAGTTGTTTTTCGATGGCAAACCGGAACCCGAAACAATCGCCTCACTCAAACATGCGGCCTTCAAATGGTCACCTTCGCGCGGTTGCTGGCAGCGTCAGTTGACTTCAAATGCTGTTCATGCGACCGATGTACTTTTATCAAATCTTCTAAAATCGTAAAAATGAAAAAGGCAGACTGGACTATCGCTGATAAAGACGGGAATATTACTATCCCGGATGAACTGGACGGGCTTTTCAATAAGCTCGGCTTCCAGTTAAGGTTTCACACTTTTAGTGGCAAAAATGAACTTCAAACCGTTGTCGACATGGTTTGGATTGCCTCTGAATATTTTAAGAAAAAGACCGACGCTCCTGTCGATCTCCGCTCTTTGGTTCGTGCTGCAGTCCTCGGTCGTCAGGCTCAGGTGGCGGATGCTGTTGGTGTTCGCCGGGCTACCATCTCTGAATATCTGAACGGGAAGTCGTCGATGCATGCCGATACTGTGGAGGCTATTCTGAATTATAAACCCGGGGGCCATGAGTGATCTGGAGAAATATTACAACGAATCCTTTAAGGTTGCCGGTGATCCTGCTTTCTCTGAAATTGAACAGGAGTATCGGGATATGATCGAGCGGACGATGGGCTTTGCTGCTTGGAAAGCAAGGCGTGCATTGGATGCTTTTGGTGACGCTGTTCGTGTGGCGTATCGAATGAATTAAAAATCTAGGGATTGAACCCTGGCTTTTATCTCTTTGGTTTTGGTGGCGACTTCGCTTTCTTTTTTGGTGTGATTTCCTTCAGTTTGCTGGTGTTGAATAGAACGAATTCTTCGCCGGTAGCCATCGCGTCATAGTATTGAATCCCATCGAATCCCATTTTTTCGACAATCTTTGAAACCTCCGCCGAGTTTGCCATTGACAAACCTTTTGATTTTAGGTATTTCTCAAAGGATGCCATGTCGTCTGGGTGCATCAAATTTAAGAACTTAGGCGTTCCGATAAATTCCGAAACCGTCAGGCCGTCATCTTCTGGATCGTAAAATCGCGAGAGTGCGGCTTTGTCTTTTCCTAAATAAAGCCCGTTTCCTGCTCCACCATACCCGGCTCCGCTTCCGCCTTCGACCCTGTAGAATGTGTCTTTGGTGTAATTGGCTGGTTTCGCGTGGTTGTTTTTAATCCATGCTTTTACCTCTTCTTCGTCGCCGAGCGCATCCTTCATTATCTGTTTGGTTGCTGCATCCTTCAGCATCGTTTCTGTGGTGGCGGTGCTGGTTGTGTTGACTGCTGCCAACAACGCGTTTTCTTTGGCGAGTGCCTGAGCTGCGATTACTTTGTCCGCCTCCGCTTTGATGGCTGCCTGAACAATCTTATCCTGCGCGATCTTGTCTGCTGCGATCTTTGCTGCCTTCTCTGCCTGTATCCCATCAAAAGATAAACCTTTGGTGATGTCTCCTGCGACGTAATTGTCAGCGATGAAGTAAGGCGTCGTCTTTGCGGCGATCACTCTTTCGGCGTTGTCTTTTGCCCATTGCAGGAATTTCCCGGGTACCGATTTTATCTGGTTGACGCTGGTCCCGTCCGTTGGTTCGCCATCCAGGATCCGTTGGGTGTCTGCCTTTAATTCGTCGGTTGTTTTTAAAATAAACGTGACGCTGCACATGCATTGAGCATGCCATGATGTGAATTTAAATTCCTTCGGGTAGTCTCCTGCCAGGGTGTCGCAAATGTCGACCTTTTTATGTGCGTTCGATAACTTGACCGTAAACCCAACAATGAAGTCAAATTGTTGCATCCTGGTATGGTCCGCCGTCCGGTAGGCCATTGTGCCTTCAGTCCTGGTGAGGCGCATGGCGTTCTTGTAGCTGGATTTGTAGACTCCCCGGCCCGGGTGATACTTTGGATTTTCAACTTTCCAGGTGACGGCTCCTGTGATGGGATCCGTATATTTTCGGCGCTGTTGTTTAATGATGATCTTGTTTCCTTTGCTGTCGAGCACAGGCTCCCCGGCGGCGTTTTTAAGGTGCATCTGAAACCGGCGGTACACTCGGTCGGGTTCTTTGAGGAATTGCCGGGCATCTCTCGCCATCTCTGCTGCAGGTTTTCCGGAGCGGATCCCGTCGTCGAGGCTCATCTCGATCTCGGTTTTGAATTGGTTGGTATATTTCCACACTCGGTCGGAAAGGTTGAGCCCTGGCTCCCCTGTTTTGCGGCTGATGAAGGCGTCCCGGGCTTGCTCGTTGTTGTTGAATAACTCTCTAAGTTTTGGCTCTGCTTTGGCCTCCGTGATGCTGGTGAATAGGTCGGCTGGTCCAGTTGTTGGTTTTGCCATCCCGAGGATGCTCATTGCCATCGCGTCGTTTTTCATGTTTGAGCTGGCCCATTCGGCCTTCGTTCCTGCAACAATTACGACCTGCATTTCTGCGGCCATGCTTTTAGTCAGTTTGTCGATCCTGGTTTTGGTTCCAGGGTAGTTGGTAAAGCTGAACGGCTTGTCTGGGTTGAAATTGGAAACAGTCGCACCTACCAGCGCAGCTTCCTGCACCGCTTTCTGGTAGATAAGATCAATTTTTTTGGCATTGGCCTCTATCCTGTTTTTGTGCGCTTGTTCCCAATCCATAATTTTATTGTTTGTCCTCGTAAAATTCAGCCAATTCCTTAACTGTACCCCAACATTCGCGCTGGTCCATTTCGACCTCTGTGTCTCTGTCTGACATTGAAATGGCTTTAGTAATAACGAACGTGTAATAAATAGCACCGTATCGATAGGCTATTTGCGTGACTTTTCGTGTTATGATACTGCCTCCGTTTATAAACACGACCTTTTCCCCTGTATTGAATTTCGTCTCTATGATCATGGCTTTATTGGCTGATTTTAATCCATTTGTCGTTTGCTGTTTTGCCGACCTGAATTTCTCCGTTGGCGTAAAGGGCATTTAGTGCCCTGGTCAGCTCCTGGTCTAATTCCATTCTGGTAACGAGTAGCGGTGCTTTCCCGGCTTTCCTTTTTGCTTCGATCATCTCCCGGATGGTCTGTAATATTGCGTCCTCCATGCTTAAAATGTGATTGTTTGGTAATCACAAAATTAATACTTTGTTGACTAAATACAAATAGAAAAAGCCGACCATTGATCCGGTCGGCTTTTAGTATGCTTCGTAGTTTCTCCGGTGCAAAGATACACACGAAAGGCTCAAATTGCTACTTTATGCGAACCTAAATCTTTGCTGTATTAGGCGCATATTCTGACAATGGAACATCAATCAAATAAGACAGATCGGTATTTTTAATCTTTATTTTATCATCTGCCGATAAGAATAAAAACGGAATGTCGTTAACGTCCTTAACAATGTTTATAAATGTTGAATCACTTATAAACACGTGATCCAATTGTTCTGCCTGCTGTTGAGTTAATTTAATCCCTTCCATTATATTGCCCTCCCTAAAGTTGTTTGAAATGCCGTGATAGCCGTATAAAGATTCAAAGCGTCCGCGTCTGTTAGTCCATCGCCTATAAATGCAAATGCACATTCTTTTGTGCTGTAATATTTTAAAGACGAATTGTATGTTCCGAGATACACCGTTTTATTTAGTGGTACTTGGCTCGCAATGGATATAGTATCTTTAAGAATTCCTTTGTGGTGATACTTTTCGATTGTATTATTGACCCTAGTTGTTATTAATAAACCAGTTGTTGGACTAAATAACGAACCTCTGATTGCCTCTATGCTATTAATAGCCTTATAGGCAGATCCAGAATACGAATAAATAAGATACGCCCCAATCGACCCCTCTGGCACTGTAGATGCTACCCCTATTTCGGTCTGAGGTGCTGATATATCAGTTCTCGAATAATATCCAAGAGATGCACTGTCTTGATGCCCGTCTACAAGAGTATTAAAAAACGTATTGGCATAGGCACTGGTTCCATTAGGGGCTGC